CAACGATTTCGACTTTTGCCGGCTGGAAGCCGGCGATGGGCAGAACCCAATTTTTTCTACTACGGCGAAGGTTTGCAGGCACCTGCGTTCGGCATCGATTGTGCGGGTTCCATTCGACAGTACCCCCGTGAGGTTTCGCAACTATGCAAAGTTTGCGGAGTACCTGGCTGTGCTGGAATCGGTCTGGAGAAGTCAAGCTGGCGATACAAGTTTAACAGAGCATGTGGAATTGCTCGTAGCTGGCTTTATGACCGAAGAGCAGCAGGCAACGCTGACAAATTTACGGAGCTTGTGGCTGGAGCACGAAAGACTTGGAAGAGACCTGACCGTGTCTTCATCATTGTCAGAGCGCGAAGAATCAAAAACCAGCTCAGGCTTCTGTTTATTAGAATCTGTAGGAGTGACAGAAAGAAAGTCGGATTCGCTGCCGCTGCCATCGGTGCTGTCGCACTTGGAGCAGTTATCTGGTCTCGTGGAAGGCCTCAGGATGTTGCAGCTGCAAGAGCTTCAGTGGCCTACTACACAAGAAAAGCAGCACATGCAGCTGGAAAGCACAACGTTACTCGACATCCAGAGTGCCCAGCCTGCAAAGGCGTTGAGCAGGCCATTGCTCATGCCAGTGCCTTTTACCAACCCGTTATTGACAAATCAAGAGCAATTGAACAAGCAGTTGAGCATGCAAGAGCTGTTTACCAACCGTTTATTGAACAAACACAAACAACTCAGCAAGTGGAAGCCACGAAAGAGTCACAACCAAATTTCACCACCGGACTACGAGTTGGTGAACCAGCAGAAATTGGTGGCCGGCTTGTGTCTGGGTCCGTTGTGCCCGAAGCTGAGCGAAAACGAGAAACAAATGGTGAAAGTAAGCAAGGCGCGCAACAAGCGGAATCGGTGGTTGCCGGAGCAGCGCTTGCGATATCAGCGGCACAAGTTGCGGCTACAGCGGTGGGCGCAGTCCGCACTGCAGCAGCAACCGTTGCAGCGCAAGAAATCCCTCCAGCAGTCAAAGAGCTAACTCTGCAAATGCAAGCGCTTACACTCAACCACGCAAAAATTTTGGAGCAAAATGCTACGCTTCTCTCTGCTGTTGAGCAGCTGCAACAAAGGTTGTTGCAGTCGGAAAAAGACCGCTCAGAGGCGCGCAAACGAACAGAAAAGAAGAACTGGAGAGAGCAAGCGGAAAGCCTGCCTGTTGATGTGCGTGACTTGCCAGAGGCAGAAGGCCATGGCGCGCGCAAAGACACAAAAGGCAAAGGCAAATTTGGCCGTGGTGGACAGAAGGCAGCCACCAAGCGCGCTGGCAAAATGCTCAGGGGCTCTGCCGTCTGGTACGATGGCGACCCTGCTGAACAAGGTGAAAGGATCTTGCTCATGGTCGGCGAAGAATTCAAAATGGTGGCCTATGAGGGCGCAGAAATGAGGAGGATGCTCAAGGAAGCTTATGACGCCGGCATGGACGCACGATACTTCACAATTGACCACGATGCAATGGATTTCGACAGCGAGCAAGGACACACTGCCACTGTCAAGACCCGCAAGGGCACAAAGACTTTTAAAACTGACACTGCTGCCGGAAGGAGGGACTATATGAATTGGGTTGCCTCACATTCCGGCAATACTGAGCACCTCCTTTCCTCAAGGCAAAAAGATGGAACAATACGGTATGCGGTGCCCTACCGACTAACTGTGGGTGCACATGGTCCAATCCCCCAGGCGCCCACTGCCGCCCAAAAGCTCGACCTTGCTGAACGACTCGCTAAGGATGAAGAAAAGCTGAGACGAAATGTGCTTGGCACCACATGGGCGGAACAACCGCTTGATGAAGATGTAGCAGAATCGGCGCAAGTCCAACGAGGTTTCGCACCTAACGGTGACTACCTCTTTTGCTGTCGGCACTGCAAACAACAAGGTCGGGTCCTCAAACGAACTGTCTTCAACATTCAAAGCAAGTTTGGTGACGATGCACCTCTGCCCTCCGTATGTCTTAATTGCAAGAGGAGACAATCTGAAAGGGAGAATGGTGCTGTCAAAGCGGCCAAGTTCAATCCTGAGCCGCTCAAACAAGAACAAGTCCCCAAACGCGATGAGTCGGAAATAACCCACTCGACACAAGAAGAAGAGGAGGCTAAGAGAAAAGCTGAGGCAAAAGAATTCAAACTCCCTGATTTCATGTTCAAACGTTTCGCTGTTCAGGGAGAGCCTGCTGCTACAATTGCCCAACCAGCACCCCAAGTTTTGAAGGCCGCCGTTGAGGCTGCCCGTAAAGAGGAACAGGAAGCCAAGGAAAAGAAAGCCGAGTCCATTAATGCCGCTAACCCAGTGGTATCTGTGGATGGTTTCACAAAGACCTGCAAAGTCATTTCAGAGTACAAGCGAAAGAGTGGTGCCATTACGCCAGAAATCAGTAGTGGTTTCGCAGTCGGGGATGTCGTGCTTGCAACCTGCCACGGCACTGAATACTCCGAGGAACCCACTCTTCTGGCATTTGGGCACAAGTTCGCAATGCGAAAAACATGTTGCAACCCCAATTCCGAATACGCTTGCCAAGGTGTCCTCATCCCTGGCTACGACCTCATGATGTTTCCAAAACCTGAGGGCATGAAGAGTTTTGCGATGGCCAAACCGGTGGAGGGTGAGCCAATTTTCACTTGGCCGTGCCACGAGAGCGAGCATAAAATTGGACAAGGAAGAATCCTCCAACTCGGTGTCACAACGTCCTACAAGGATGTCAATGACAAAATTTGGACCATTCCTGGGCTTATGGCCACTACCGCAACATCCATTAATGGACACTCAGGCAAGGCAATTACAAATGCCAAAGGAGAAGTCGTCGGTATTCACGTCACCTCTGATGGCACACCCAATTCGCCCAGTTACGCAATTCCTATGACAGATGAACTCATGGCGATCATCAAGAAAGGCCTGCCACCTTTAAACTCCAAAGCTGGCTCAGGCACTACCCACGCCGTATCCAAGATGCTGTCAAAACATCTGGAGGCGGTCTCCATGAACAAGCATTAAGCCTGAGTGAACAGCTTCCATACCTTGGCAGATTGAGCGTTGGGTTTGGGAAGCCGAAACACGAAAGGCAAAATGACATCACATTGGAAAACATTTTTCGCAAACTCAAAATTGACTTCAATCAAACACATTACATGAATGCCCCTAATGTACCAGCGTCCTATGGTGCAGTGGAGCGCTTTCAACAGCCAGTACCCAAAGAATACAATAAAGCAGCTTTTAAACTCGCTTGGGACTGGGTTGCTGCGATTATTCACCCCCACTGGAAAAACGCAAAAATCAAGACCTTCGATGAAATCCTCGACATGGCTGACATTGAATTTAAAGGAAAGTCAGCAGGAATGCCATGGAATTTGGCAGGGATACCTTTCAAGGAAGAACTATATCATGATGAAGAATGTAGAAAGTGGATTGAAGAGCATTGGGTGGCGAAGCTTACAAAGTGTGCCTCGATGGCACATGTTACCGTTAAGAAAGAAATCTTACCGCAAAAGAAGTTACTACAGAATCGACTTCGGAATGTCATTGCTGTGGATGGCGGTCACAACATGTGGATGCAGATGGCCTGCTATGATGCACACCACAGACTTCAGCGATTCCCCATCGATTCCATGACCGCCTTAGGGTGGTCACCCTACCGGTCTGGAATGCAAAAGCTTGCTGAATATCTTGGGAAGCACCCCAATGGTTGGGAGATAGATGGTGGTGCTTGGGAATCACATATGTTTGAAGAGTGTCTTTGGGAAATTGCGAAGCTCAAGTTCGAAGCACTCTGTCCGGAGGACCAAACTGATGAAAACCGAATCCGAATCAATAATCTGTACCGAATGATCGCAAGGTTGCCCCTTGTTATGCCCGATGGCCACGCTTTTCTCAAAGGAGCCAAAGGCTCAGGTGGCAATCTTACTGGTCAAGTCGGCACAGCACACGACAACACATTGCTCATGTTATTTGCTGTGTGCTACTCATGGATTATGCTTGTTGGCCCTGATTACGAAGAATTTCGTGCCAACACTTCAATCATTACCTTCGGCGATGATCTCACATTCACTGTCAGTGATGAGCTTGCTCTCACCTTCAATGGCCCAGCGATGGCGCAGTTAGTGTGGGACGATCTTGGTTTTGTTTTCGAGTCACCCGATTGGAATGCCAGACCATTTTATGAACTGGGATTTCTCTCCATGCATTTCATCTTGGATGAGAAAAATCGCCGTTGGGTGCACCGAATTGACCGCGACAAACTTTATTCAAATGTCCTCCAGGGTGGTACTGACCGCACACCTCAAGAACAGCTACAACGCCTCTGCGGAATGCGTAATGTTGCTTGGGGGCACCTCCAGATGCGTAGGGAACTGCAGGAATTGATTGACGAGTACATCTTCACTTTTGATCCCGCACTGAAAGGAGACTTCATGTGGGAACAAGCCAAGAAAAGTTATGTGAACGATAGGTTTCTTGCTCGCCTCTACTTTGGTTTCGAGTCAGGTGGTGAGGACTTGGATATTGATGAACTGGAAGCGATTGCGAAGCTAACACCTGAGCAAAAGAGAGCACTTTCTGAATTTCAAGAAGATGAGTGGGAGAAGGCATTCAAAAATTGGCAGTGAGCAGCCTGTCGGATAGCTCACGATCCGACAAATTCGTTAATATGCCTAGAAGAAAGTTTCTACCACAAGCACTAGCACTGGCAATTCCAGCAATTATTGACTCAGCAATTAAGCATGTCGTCAAGATCACACAAACAACAAAATCGACGCGCCGCAAGGCAGTCGCGCAAACCAAAGGTCAACGTCAAAATCGCGGTGCCAAAAGCACTCGGAAAAGGGGGGCCCAAAGGAGGCAAAAACCTAAAAGGAAGAATCAAGGCTTTGCCCCTGCCCGGGTTCCTCGGCGTGCGCCCAAGAGAAGGCTCAAAAAGGAATAAGATGACCATGAGAGGTCTCACCATGAATGGCGGCACAGTCACAGGCGTCACTGAAATTTCACCAAATCTCTCACTGGCCAACTCAGGGCAAAATGTCGCCGGACAAATTCTCGCGCTTATCCCATTGCATCCGCAATTGATCGCTCCTGGCACCCGCCTTTCTGACGTTGCTGCCATGTACGACCAGTATGTTTTTAGCAGCATCAAGTTTGAACTTGATCCCTCGCTGCCATACTCATGCGGTGGCCGCATCATTGGCTTTGTCGAGCGGGACGCCACTGACCCTATCGGGCAAATGGGCACTGCGGTCGGCAATGTCCAGGAGTGGATGGACCATGGTTCCACCGTTGACCATCCAATCCAAGGCGGTGCGGGTCAGGCAAAGCTACAATTTCCAAGGCAGGGAAAGTACATGTACAAAATTGCCAAAGGCCCTGTTGGTGGCTACTACCTCAACAAGCTAGCAGTCAACGGCAGCACGACTAGCACTGACATTAACAACTGCTACCAGGGGCAATTTGTCATGATGCTACACACCCCCATCAATTCAGAAGGTGGGCAAGCCTTGAGCTACCCGCTGCCTCTCGGACCACTACGAGTGCATTGGACACTTAAATTTCGTGAAGCTGCAGAGCGCTCACAAGGACAAGGAGGCATTGACAAGCATCTTGGACTCAACGGCGCTGGAGGTTGGACCGCATACAATGTGCTACAGCAAACAGCTACACTGACCAAACAACAAAGCCTGTTAAGTTGGTCCACTCTTGGGATACAAACTAGGTGCCCTAGCGTAGGCACAGTCATTCGTGGCTACACAACGGTAGCAGGTAACACTCCCGTTGTTTCAGGCAATTTCCCCATCGGTTTTTACTATGTTGCAATCTCAGCTGACTTTGCAGCAAGCGGGGCTTCACAGTGGCTACTAGACCCGGCTGCGCATCCAACCAATCCCGCTTCAGCGCAGACTGGTGTTACATGGATTGACTACAATTGGGCTCAGGCAGCTACGAGTGCAACTAATGTCAACGATGCCTCATGGCTGCAGTTCGAAGTCACAGTGCCTGGAGAATTGCTGCTTTTTACTGGTGCTGGCAATTCCTCGAGTTGGACAAATGGCAACTACGCCAGTCTGGTGATTGTTTCGATCCCAGCAAGCGCCACCTCTCTTCTGAAGCACCCAAATCTCACACTGCGCTCTCTAGCGTTCCAAAAGCACGTCGCAAAGGCTGGCAGTGGTCAAGCGTTGGCTGCTCAAATCCGCCAAGAACTTGGACTGCCGCCCAAGGAGGAAAAGGACGATACTCTTGAACAAGCATGGAAAAGAATCTTGCAAGATGAAACCAAGCAGGATGAGAGAAATGTGCGAGCGCACAAACCCATTGATTCTTGGGATAGTGAAGAGAAAAAGGAAGACGCATGGGATGAGCCAGACGATGAAGCATTTGAGGACTCTTATTATTCAGTGCGAAAGAAAGTTGAGCTTGCTCCTTTCAAGAGAGTGCGTGAAGAAGATGAAAAGAGCGATCGCGGAAAGGCGCCAAGAGAACAACCGCGTGCGTCATCGCTCAAGTCGTGAGACGCACACGACAAAGCGCGCTCGAAATGGCAGAAGAAAAGAAAGAAAAAAGACGCAATCCCGTGACTTTGTGGGTCGCTGAAGCTCGCCTTCAGGACATCACATATCACAGGACGCGACAACAAATTTGGGGAAAGCTCTGCAAGCTAATAAAAAATGGAGAACTGGAACTCGAGAAGGAGTTGTTCCGTTCTATCAAATCGGCACTGACTTGCAGAAGCCAGGACATGGACGACAACAAGAAGTTGGCGTTCGAAACAGCGTTGGATGAGATCGAAGAGCAATTTGTAGATGACGCTGAAAATGATGAAGGAGATGAAGCTGCCGAAGCGCCAAAGGCGCCGTCCTGATGCGCGTGATACCCCCACGCAAGAGAAGGTTCACGGAGTGTTCGTAGATTCGGTTTGATTTTTTCCGATGAAACGATTCGCTTCGAGTCCGGTCATTTAATGTGAGTGACCGCCTTCTAAAGAGAGTGGTTTTGACCT